CATAGGGAATCCCATGCAATTCGACAACTACATTATACCACAGGACGTCTAATACTTGACAGATTGGGGTGCAACTGGCCCCCCTTGACCCCACCCGTACCCCACCCAACCTTTTGACGGGGTAGCGCGGGGGCGCGGACTAGAACACTATTCCTTAAACATAACTACCAAAAACACCGCCCCTTGTCTAATCTTATACATAGCTCACAAAATTATATGAAATTTCCCATACAACTTGTCTAATATTATACAGGGCCTGTTAAAAAAGAACCCCGTCACCTAAGTGCGGGGCTAAGGGGGGAACACACATGGCCCCACTTGTAAAGCGAGGCAGTTAAGTGTAGCCTAAGTGTACGAATAAGTAAACGGAGCTTTACGCCCATGTTTGAAAGTCTGTGCAGCTTTAATGAAGCAGATTTCATCCCCGACGAGAAGGCAACCCCCACCGCCATACTTGAGGGGAAGATACAGTCAAGTGACTGGCTTCAGTCTTTGGGTTTTGATGATGAGGCTGTAATAGATGAGGCCCAGCACAAAGCTGCCCAAGAAGCCTTTGCAGCAATAACGGCTCCCCTTGATAGTACAAGTCAGAAAACGGCAATAAGTGGTGTTCAGATACCCCAAGCGGTCAAGCACCTTGTTGGGATGCTTACAGCGTACGACTGGGCTTTTGTAGAGCAAGCAAAGGAACTGCGCGGATATTGCATTGCACAACTGCTGGAGGACTCCAAGCACCCAGATGCCAAGTACAGGCTGCGTGCTATTGAGCTTCTGGGCAAGGTAACCGAAATAGCGCTATTCACCGAGCGGGTGGAGGTCAAAAAGGCAGAGATGTCAGACGCGGAGCTTGAAGACCAGATCAAGGCTAGGATGGATAAGTACATGAACCTAATGCAGGTTGTGGAGGACGTATCTCCCATTGAGGAACTTAATGCCACAGACGCGTGAGCAAAAAGAAGCCCTGCTAAAGCTACTTAATGAGAAGATCAAGCGCTTAGGGTTAAACGCGTCCCAAGGGGACTTAATTAACTTTGCCCAAAACGTTTACCCTAACTACTCTGTTGGGGGGCATCATAAGATAATGGGCAGGCTGTTCAAAGAGATAGCCGAGGGCAAAAAAAAACGAGTAATAATCAATATTGCCCCGCGCCATGGCAAGAGTGAACTTACATCGTACCTGTTCCCGGCATGGTTTTTAGGGCAGAACCCCAGTGCCCAAGTCATTATGGCAACCCACACGGCATCGCTGAGTGAGGACTTTGGGCGTAGGGTTAGGAACTTGGTGTCCTCCCCCGAGTATGCGGAGATATTCCCTGAGACGGTACTGTCTGATGACAGCAAGAGCGCGGGTAGTTGGAATACTACCAAGGGGGGTAAGTACTACGCAGTTGGCGTAGGGGGTGCTCTTGCGGGACGCGGCGCGGACTTGTTGGTAATCGACGACCCCCACTCCGAGCAGGACTTAAAGAGCGGGACTAAGACGGTGTTTGAGCAGGCTTGGAGTTGGTACCAGACTGGCCCACGGCAGCGGCTCATGTGGGGCGGGGCCATAATTTTGGTAATGACACGCTGGGGGCCGTTGGACTTGACGGCTAAGCTGATTGACTACCAGACCAAGAATCCCGACGCCGACCAGTGGGAGGTGGTTGAGTTCCCGGCGATACTGCCATCGGGCAAAGCGCTGTGGCCTGAGAAGTGGCCCGTTGAGGAACTGCTAAAAACCAAGGCTACCCTGATCCCCCGGTTCTGGAACGCTCAGTACCAGCAGCAGCCGACGTCAGACTCCGTAGCCATAATTAAGCGGGAGATGTGGCGGGTTTGGGAAGCGGATACTCCTCCCCCGTGCCAGTTCATTATCCAGTCTTGGGATACCGCGCACGACACCAAGACCACATCGGACTATAGTGCGTGTACTACATGGGGTATCTGGTATAACGAAGAAGAGCATAATAGCGCCCAGTTGATTTTGCTAGATGCCTTCAAGGACAGGATGGAGTTCCCTGAGCTGAAGGCGACGGCGCTTGCGCACTATAAGGAATGGGAACCGGATGCGTTTATTGTAGAAAAGAAGTCTGCTGGCGCACCACTGATTCAGGAGCTCAGAGCTATGGGTATTCCGGTACAAGAGTTCAGTCCAAGCCGGGGGAACGACAAGACCGTCCGGGTTAATGCGGTGTCGGACTTGTTCGCCAGTGGCAAGGTGTGGGCTCCCGATACCCGCTGGGCGCGAGAGGTAATTGAAGAAATAGCTTCGTTCCCGGTTGGGGAGCACGACGACTTTGTAGACACTACGACTCAAGCCCTGCTTCGTTTCAGGCAGGGGAACTTTATTCAGCTTGACTCTGATCTTAGAGAAGAACCAAAACTGTTTAGGAGCCGCCGTAACTCGGCGTACTACTAATGGCAACACAAAAATTTATGGGGCGTGGGCAGTTGATAGATCGTCTGACCGCACAGATTGGAAACAGGGCCACGGCGATAGAGGTGCTGCAAAAACGTGGGCATTTGGAAGCTGATGGCAAGACACTTACTAAAAGCGGCGCGGCGCGTAACGCCATGACTGCTGAAGAACGGGCCAAGGACAGGGCTGCTACCAAGACGGGGAAGCCTGCGTCGTCTTTCACATACAACCCCAAAACGAATACCGCAAGGAAAAAATAATGGTTATGGCTAAAAGTTTATACCAAGCCCCGCAAGGCATGGATGAGTCCCAAGAACCGGACATTGAGATTGAAATTGAAGACCCGGAGTCTGTAAAAATTGGGATTGACGGCATAGATATTGAACTTGAGCCGGGTAAAGACGCATCTGAAGAATTTGGGGCTAACCTTGCGGAAGAAATGGATGAGCGCGATCTACTCACGCTAGCCTCTGAACTTGCTGCCGATGTCAAAAACGACATAAATTCCCGCAAAGACTGGGAAGACATGATGAAAGAAGGCATCAAGCTGATGGGCTTGAAGTACGAATCTCGTACGGAGCCGTGGCCCGGTGCTTGTGGAGTGTTTCACCCCATGATTACTGAGGCAGTTGTACGCTTTCAGTCCGATACGATCATGGAGACTTTCCCTGCTAGGGGCCCAGCCAAGACCAAGATAGTTGGTAAGCAGACTGCTGAAAAAGAAAACGCGGCTGAACGCGTTGCCGAGGATTTGAATTGGCAGTTGACGGAAAATATGTCTGAGTTCCGCCCTGAGCACGAGCGGATGCTGTGGAGCTTGCCCGGAGCCGGGTCTGCTTTCAAGAAAGTGTACAAAGACCCCACACTAGCACGGCAAACGTCGGTGTTCGTACCCGCAGAAGACATAATGCTGCCATACGGGGCCTCAGAACTGCTTACTTGCCACCGGATAACGCATCGGATGCGCAAGACCAAGAACGAAGTTGTGCGTTTGCAATACGACGGCTTCTGGCGGGACGTTGAGTTGGGTGATCCCCCCAAAGTCACCACGGAGATTCAGAAACGCAAGGATTTGGAGCTTGGGGTTTCTGCAATTAACGATGACAGGTACGTCATCTACGAATCTTCTGTTGATCTTGACCTGCCCGGTTTTGAAGATGAAGACAAAGACGGGGAGCCCACCGGGATTGCGCTACCGTACATAGTTACTTATGTAGAAGGAACGAACGAGGTACTGTCTATCCGTCGTAATTGGAAAGAAATGGATAAAACTAAGCAAAAACGCATCCATTATGTGCATTACCAGTACATTCCGGGCTTTGGAGCCTATGGATTTGGGCTTTTCCACCTGATTGGGGGTTTTGCAAAGAGCGCCACAAGCATTATTCGGCAGCTTGTTGATGCTGGAACGCTATCTAACTTGCCCGGTGGCCTGAAATCTAGGGGCTTGCGCATTAAAGGGGACGATACACCCATCGCTCCGGGTGAGTTCCGTGACGTAGATATTGGCTCTGGAGCTATCCGGGACAACATCCTGCCCCTTCCATACAAAGAACCTTCGCAAGTTCTGGCTGGACTGCTGGATAAAATCGTGGACGAGGGGCGTAGGTTTGCCGCTACTTCGGACATGAAAGTGGCGGATATGTCCAACCAAGCGCCTGTGGGTACCACACTGGCTATTCTTGAGCGCACTTTGAAGGTTATGAGTGCCGTTCAAGCGCGGGTTCACTTCGCGTTCAAGCAAGAGCTCAAGTTAATTGCAGAGTTAGTGCGCGAGGACTACCCAGATAGTAAGGAGTACCCGTACGATGTAGATGCTCCCAACGGACGCAAGGCTAAGTATGAGGACTACCGGCATGTGGAGATAATCCCCGTGTCCGACCCCAACGCGGCGACTATGAGCCAGCGCGTTGTGCAGTACCAAGCGGTGCTTCAGTTGGCACAGACGGCTCCTCAGATATACGACATGCCAGAGCTGCACAAACAGATGCTTCATGTGTTGGGCATAAAGAACGTGGAGAAACTTATACCCGCCTCCGAAGACAACAAGCCAACAGACCCTGTGCAAGAGAACCAGAACATCCTCATTGGCAAGCCAGTCAAGGCGTTTGCGTATCAGGATCAGGAAGCCCACATACAGGTACACATGGCGGCTATGCAAGACCCTCAGATGCAGAAGATCATAGGGCAGAACCCGCAAGCACAAGTTATATCGGCGGCGATGATGGCGCACATCTCGGAGCACGTTGGCTTTGCATATAGGAACAAGATGTCAATGGCCCTTGGGGTGCCGTTGCCAGACTCTAAAGAAGGACTCACACCAGAGATTGAATACCAGCTCTCCCAGCTTCTGGCACAGGCAGCCCCGCAAGTGCTTGCCCAGAGTCAGGCGTTGGTTGCTCAGAAACAAGCTCAGCAGAATCAGGAAGACCCGATCATCCAGATGCAGCAGAAAGAACTTCAGATTAAAGAACAAGAACTTAAGATTAAAGAACAAGAAGTACAGCGCAAGGGTATGAAAGATAAAGTGGATGCCGCAGCTAAGGCTGATGAAATCCGTTTGAAAGAAGAGAAGATGCACGGCGATCAAGAGCTTGCTGGAACAAAGCTTGGCATTGAGATCAAGAGAGACAAAGAAAAGAACGAAGCCGCCCAAGAAGCTGAAGGCGTGCGGATGGGGCTAGATATAGCCAAGCACAAGGCCACCTTGCTATCCCAGAGAACCCAAACGAAAGGCACTAATCAGTGATAAACGTATTCGCAGATGCACTACGTAAAAAGCTGCGCGAAGATGTGAATAACTACAAGAATGATATCGCTAACCGTTCTTGTCGTACTTTTGATGAATATCAGTACCTTTGCGGGGCGATTCAAGGTCTAGCCTTTGCAGAGCGCCATTTAGACGACCTTCAAAAGTTAGCGGAGAGTGATGACGATGAGTAACGTGGACGTCGCAGAGACGCAGTTAGACGCGGAACAAAAAGCAAAGCAGCTACCGGAGCCCAAGGGGTATCGCATCCTTTGTATGGTTCCGCACATTGAAGCTAAGTACGAAGGCGGGATTATCAAAGCGGATGCAACTACAGCAAGGGAGGAATTGACTACTCATGTTCTGTTTGTCGTAAAGCTGGGCGATATGGCTTACGCAGACAAGGAGAAGTTTCCAACTGGGCCTTGGTGCAAGGAGGGGGACTTTGTTCTTACCCGTCCCTACTCTGGTACTCGCGTTCGCATACATGACCGGGAGTTTCGCTTGATTAACGACGATACCGTCGAAGGTGTTGTTTCTGACCCACGTGGATTTTCCCACGCATAGGAGGCTATATGGCTGAAGCTGAGTACAAATTCCCAGATGAAGAATATGAGAACAAAACGGAACCCCAACTTGAAGTATCCGTAGAGGGGGACCTTAGCCTTGAGGTTGTAGATGACACGCCTGAACGGGATCGGGGGCGTAAACCTCTTGCGCAAGACCCAGAAGATGCAAACGAGGAGGAACTTGCCCAGTACAGCACCAAAGTTCAAAACAGGATTAAAGAGCTAAGCCACGCTAGGCACGATGAACGGCGTGCTAAAGAGTCCATCCTTCGGGAACGGGAGGAACTTGAACGTGTTGCCCATCACCTTGTGGAAGAGAATAAAAGGCTTAAACAGTATGTAAATACGGGCGAACAAGCCTACGCCGGAAGCATGAAATCTGCTGCTGAAGCCGAGTACGCAATGGCTAAAAAGCAGTTCAAGGAAGCACACGAGGCATTTGATGCTGATGCTATGGTTGAAGCGCAGTCAGCACTTACTACTGCGCAGCTCAAGATGGAACGGGCAAATAATTTTAAGCCCACCCCTTTACAAGAAGAAGTTAATGTAGTAAACACTCAGGTACCGGAACAAGCACCCGCACGACCAGATGATAAAACCCTTCGCTGGCAAGCAAGGAATCAGTGGTTTGGTGAGGATGACGAGATGACTGCCGTCGCGCTTGTACTGCATAAGAAGTTAGTCCATTCGGGTGCCGACCCGCGTAGTGACGAGTATTTCAAGCAAATTGATACTCGCATGAAGTCTCGCTTTCCCGACTTCTTTGGGGAGTTGCGCAGTGAAGATGATAGTAAGGGCTCGGAAGCAAGGAGATCGGCTACCGTTGTAGCCCCCTCAAGTCGTTCTAACGGCACTAGGAAGATTACTTTGAGTAAAACACAAGTGGCAATAGCTAAAAAACTCGGCGTTCCGTTAGAGCTTTACGCTAAACAACTTGCTGCACAGGAGTCCATGTAATGGCTAATCATCTCGCTCGTGAACAGGAAAGTAGAGAAACTACGCAGCGCGCTACAAGTTGGGCACCCGCTCAATTACTGCCTGCTCCTACCCCCCAACCGGGATGGGCGTTTAGGTGGGTACGGACGTCAATCATGGGGGTATTTGACCCAACGAATACGTCTGCAAAATTTCGTGAAGGCTGGGTTCCATGTAAGGCTGAAGACCATCCGGAGATACAGACTCAGCCCGACCATAACACTCGGTTTAAAGGCAACATTGAGATTGGCGGTTTGCTGTTGTGCAAGATTCCACAGGAGTTTATGGATCAACGCGCAGCGCATTACAAACATGCAAACGACACTCAAATTACTGCCGTTGATAACAGTTTTATGAAGACCAAC